GAAATATTAAAAACAAAATCCAATTAATCGGAAAATCAAATAAAAATTTTACAAAGTAGCTTGCCAATTGCTACATACTCTAATTATGTTTTTGGTTGGTCAGCACATACATGGCCACTAGAGTCGCCAATACGAGGCCAATGATGATTATTAACGCCGACCCTCCCAGCAATGATGTTAACCACGTCCATGCGGTCTTAGATACCGCGGCGGTGTAGGTTTGGACGTGTCGCTGGGGCTGTGTCACAATATGATCTTTTGGGGGGTGACAGTCCCCACTACAATGCACCATAGTGGTACAAATCTGTATTTTAAAGTCTGGGTGAATGCTGGCTGTCGAGAAGTGGAAGGTTTGAGTACCTTCTGGGGTTATTTCGACTATAGATTCCCTCAGTGTGGCTGTGCCGGATGGTATATGCACTGCACACTTACCTGTCTTACTTGCCGCGTATTTGACTGTGGCGATCCCGCCAAAGTCAGAAGAGTAGACGCACTCATTAAGCGTACACTCTGCGGTGGACAACGTCGGTGTTTCAGATACCCTGGTGAACAAGGCATCGGGGATGTCAAAAGACAGAGGGATAGACCCCACAGCACAATTCTCGGCCCTCACAGGGTTTACATGTACCTCGCACCCAAACGGCGCGGTGTACTTCAAAGAGGGCGGTTTGTCCTTCACCCACTGGGAAAATCCGGAAGGGGCCTGAGTGTATGGGACATGGATGGAGCCAGATTTAGGACGCTGTAGCACCAGGTTCGTATTTGCATACAGGTCGGCGCTGGAGGTAGTCCTCGCTTGGATGTCTCCAAATGCTCCTGGGTGTCCCGCACCATACTCAGGGAAGTCATAGTTGTAAACCTCGCCTGCGTATTGCACAATCTTACGGTCAAAAGGGGACCAGGCAGTCGATAAAGGGCCTGCAACCAATTTCACTCCATTAAAGTTAATAGGAGTCTCTCCATTAACATAGATGGTGGCTGTGGTAAAGTGGTCCCCCACCGTAACGTTCAACTGAGCTTGCACGGACGCAGTGTGTGCTTTGTACGCGGATGCGTAATTTTGGGTGCAGTCGTCTGATTTCATGACATATGCTTTACTCACTTGCGTGTTCTCGGTATCACAAAAGCAATAAGCTCCGCCCCACATGAACGGATACACACCGGTGAACACCTTGCAATGCTCATCAGGTCGTGTGGCGGGAGAACACTCCTGGGTGCCGCAGCAATTTATAGCAGGCGAGTCGAGTCCAGTTTTGTAGTGGCATGTAATGTACTCCAAGTTCAATGTGGGCACCAATTGGACTTTTGTGGGAGTCACGCTGATGGCCAATGGTGCGTAGCCAGGTCTATTCACTATGGTGTTAAACGGCATTCCCACCTGATTCGGCATCGTGGTCGCGTGTTCGAAGGCGCCGGCGCCTGCGGCGCCGGCCAGCACTAAAAAAGGCACCATACAGCACATGCACTTCAGGACACGCGTCAACACTATCAAGGCCGCTAGTGGTAGGAGTAGCTGTATCCAGAACATCTGCTGGTTATTGTTCCACAAGTGGTCCAGGCTCTCCCACATGGTCTCCGCTCTAGCCGTGCGGGCGCAGCACAAGACAGCCACACAGAGCGGCAATTGGGCATTAGGTGTCAGTCTGTAAGGGGTCAGGCAAGTATTCCTCGATTTACAAAATAGCCAGGTGGAAGCTGCACACGAAATCACCACTATCGAGACACAAATGGACACTCCTATAGATGTCGTTAGGGGATACCGATGATAGTAGTGAGTAACTAATTCGTGAGGCAATCCATGAGGATCCCCGGGCGCCGTCTCTTGGGCCCACAGTCTCTTTGGAGGGTGATTGCCCCACACGTACTCCCAGCCTTGCTCTGTGATGGTAAAGTTTTTAACGGTAGGCTCCGAAATAAGCTCATGAGTATACCCTGGATCTCCTGTCAGGTGTCTGGTAGTCAGATACGTAGGGTGCTTTGGATGAAGCTTCAGAGATACTGACCTAAACCCGTACTTAACGACGGGTTCTGGAGCAAGCGGAACGGTACATTTGGCTTCAGTAAGGAGGTAAGGCACATGAAGCTTCCCCTTCAAAGTGTCCCCAGCCGCACGTGGTAGTTTATCTGAGTTGTACACCCACTTTGTGGATTGCAGCCGATATGCGCGACATTGCCCTGTCTGGGTACACTGGCTATAGGTCTTTTCACTGTTGACCGTCTCTGTGATCTGCCCGCTGCTGCATTTGCAGTCCACGAACACGCTCATACCTGCTGGGGGGGTCACTTTCACAGATGATCCACTCATTGACAGCAGGGAGCTGTCAACCTCGGACCCTGGCATATGCATTTCTACATAAGATCCTCTCACCATAGCGTCATGAGCGTAGACATGGCACGGTTGTTCGACTCCGTGCTCTGGAGGCTGAGAATACAATTCTCTTCCAGCAGGCGTGAATTTGACCTCATAAGGGACGGTGCAGGAATGTAGTACACTCTCCTTCTTAAACTCCATGGTTACGGAGTCTCCAGGGGGACATCTTGCCAGTAAGAAGTAGCCGTGTCCATCCACAATATGACACGGTTGGGATGTTCGTAGGGTGACTTCGTGCAAAGGAATCTCCTCTATCTTTCCATGCATATAGTACCTCATAGTCCTGCCTTTTAAATTGCCTGATGAATCTAGTCCGTACTGGGAAGATGTTTGCAGCCGTACGTAGCCGTCGTGCCCATCGCTGCGCACCGATTCTATGGCTATGGGGCTATGGCAGCTGCCTACTGCACATCTGGAGCACCTGGCCATGTACGGCGTGGTAAGCTTATATTCCTTAAACAATTCTTCTGTGGATCTTTTCTTTCTGCCTGGACAACTCAGCACGGACTCCAGTAGCAAATCATAACCCGGGTTGTCTACGTTTGCACTTAGCAATGCCAGGGTGTCCGCTGGTTTCTTGTCATAACACAGAGGGGACTGCGAGCACGGGAAACTGATGTTAGCCAACAGGCACATGGTAGTTACTAGGGACCACGGCTCACAGTTCTCAGGTGTATATTTGACGGTGACCCCTCTTTCATTCCAAGTGACGACTGATAACGCAGTACGCGACCCCTCGTTGGCTCCTCCGAGTACTATAGCCACGACTCTGCCTTGATTGTCTAAGATGGGACGGCCGCTGTCCCCTTTCGCTCCTACTCCTTTCGGGACAGTGAACCTTCCGTTCTCGTACTGCACAGCCCCATGGTGCCAGCTGTAATAACCTCGGGGTTTCTCATGCGTATACTTAAAGGTATCCGAACGCATGCTCTGGGGTACGTCTGCATACTCCAAGTCATACTTGGAGGCTTTCTTGGTCTTCAATGCTGCTAAGATGTCATTGTCAATTTTTCCTTCAACATGCAGTGGCCGGAACAACTTACCGCCCACCACACAGGCATACCCATTTATTTTGCCGTCTAGTCGAATCGGAAATGTCTTATCAGATTCTAGCTTCATCGCCGTTCTTTGGCGTTTACCAGGCTTGTTCTTTGATTTAGCGGTCTTCTGCGTATTCTTGGGTCCTTTGGCTGCTGGTGGTTTCTTCTTCTGCTGTTTTGCTTTAGCCTTACTGCTTCTCTGCCCATTGTTCTGGTTGGTCTGCCCGTTCCCTTGGTTGGTCCTACGCCTCCTCTTAGCAGGTGGTCCGTCAGGTGGATTACTTCTTCGTTGCTTAAAAGTAAGATTGGCCATGGACCGGGCCAATTCTTCCACCCTCATAGCCAAGAAGGGGTCAGACCTAGGAAACCAAGGACGACGGGGAGCTGCAAATGGGTTTCTGTAGCTCATTGGTTGCATTGGATACATGGCTCGTTGGAAAGGAAACATGTTGGCGGATCGGACTACGTCGCAATCCATTCAGGTCAGCCGTAGAGGGTTATGGGGTTCCCTCTCAGGCACCTAAAAGACGAGGTACTCCTGGCCAGTGCAGCCATGGCCATTATAATGACCGATGTACCGACTACCTCGTACCTTGATTCAACTGCCTTACATAGCTCCTCAAAGATGCCGACCCTATTCCATCTAGCAGTTTCCTCCTGCAGTGCTCTACGGCGGTCATCATCATGCTCATCGTCAGCGGCCAACGGCTTACCCAACTTGAACAGCCGTTTCAACGGATCCGCTACCCTGCACGCTGTACCTGTAACCGTGTCGCACAGGATGAATCCGCCACAAAAATAAGGTGCTTTTTCACCAACCACAGCATCAATGATCTTCACTTCCATGTTCAACCAGGTTGCACATCTGTCAGCCATCAACTTATCTGATTTGACTCCTTTTATAATATTATCATCACCAATAAATGCAGAGCAAGGAGAATGTGTCAATCTTTCGCGTAACACGCGACTTGCAATAACTATATTGATAATTGTATTCACAAATAATGTCAAAAACATACCGGATTTCATCATGGCTCCAAATTTGAACTTCGTCTTAGTGGGTAGATGCACAGAGGAAATCTCTCCAAATGCTGCTTCTATCAATGTCAGCAACTCCTGATCCACACCAAGATCCTCCAGGATCATTAGTGCGGTCAGTGCCATTGCGTCGTCTTCGCTCTTATCGAACGACGCAATGTCAGTTTCTAGTACACTGTCGCCTTGCACAAAGTGTTCGGCGATGATGGCGTCAAAGTCTTCTGCTGACATATCAAATAGCGTGTGGACATTAGGAAGTAACACTGCGTTCAAGCGCCGGACCAGCTCACGATGGATCCCACACAGGTATGCGGTAGCCAACGGATCGGCAGCCTGTATCACTTGCACTTTAGGGCGCTCCTCTGTGTGCTTTGTTCCCGGTGTAACCTTAACGTCGCGCTTCAAATCCATAACGAAACGGTCCATGGGAATGTCCTGCAGCATCGCTAGATTGTGTGTCTTTGCATACAGTGCAGCTGCCTTAGGTCCTTTTAACTTTGTAATATAATTTGTTACGTTTTCAGTTGTCAATCTAATAGGATTATCTTTAAATGTGTCCCAATATTCCTGGTTACAGGCGTATTTCTTGAAGCACTCAACATTAAAGGCTGCAGAGTCAAGGACTGGTAGTTCTCTCATTTGTGTAACATTGCAGTTTCTCTTAGTGGCCGCTGCCAATACATTCTGCAAAGTATTTTGGATTGCCGATGGTACTGCTGATCGTATAGTGGGATCCAGATAGGAATGCTTCTTCGGGAAGCTCCTAAGCTTAGCAGGGCAGAAGCTAGCTGTGTCTAAGCAACACGACGCACCATCTACCATATCTAAATAGGCATCATACTCCGGTACTATGCCATAAGAAGTAACTGTAGGAAAATTCTCCTTTAGCATCACATTGCATGCTTCTACTGCGAACTTAGGATTAGAAAATGCTCGGTCTACACAAGCTGAGTACAAAGGGACAGGATACAAAGTACGATAACATTCGACTTTCCCTTCTGCACGCAAGTAGTGACCCAAGCCTTTTAGCATCCTCTGCGTAATGAGTGCTTTCATATTCTCTACTTTGCGCGATTGATAGCGACTACGATTAGCAGGGGTTGGATTGACTTGCAACTTCTTTCTCAGCAGCTCTTCTTTAGCTAAGTCGAGGCGCGGGGCATACGCAATTTCCAGTTCTGTGCGCTCTAGAATCACCTCGGACAAGACGGTTTGCCTCACCGATTTCTGTTGTAAATGTCCTTGTCCGGTATCCGAAGAGAAGATGTATGCACCCGCGTCATAGCGTCATTGCTGTTGCGCAACAAACGCTTCAAACTCCTCTCTGGTGATGACCCTATTGACTCCGGGTGGATTAGAGGTCAAACTGGATCTGGAGCTAGCTACCGGTGTCCTGTTTGCGCTAAACTCTGCACGAGTATCGTTGCTGGACGTAGTATGTACTGAGCGTACAGAACCAGTTCCTGAGCCAGCGCGGGAAGCTCGTGAGTTTGCTCTGGAAGCGGCAGCTGAGACAACCGCCGTACTTGTAGGACTCGTAGCTCGAGCTGCTATATTCGAATTAGTGAAAGTTAGTTCTGCAGACTGTTGTGATGCCGCAGGGACATTAGAAGTAGTGTGCGCAAAGTGTCTGCTCCTCGTTGAAATGTCACTACCGGTCAAACTAGGTGCTGAACGGATAGAAAATGTGCCAGCGTCTGATGTACTAGAGGTCTCACTTGATCCGTCCAAGACGGAGATGCTGTCCAAATCAAAGTCTGAGGCCGATGGTACTGACCATTCTGACATAGATGGTGCCATATGAACATCCGCCTGCACGATAATCACATTCGGTGTTATCTCGAGAGGCCGTTCCTCGTGCTCGAGAGGCTGTTCCTCGGGCTCTGATTCAGCTAAGGGTGGCCGCTCCGGCTGCCCCTCCTGCCCATGCACCTCCAGGGCTGGAGCGGGCAATTCAGGTGCCTCAAGTGTAGGAGTGGGCAGGGTTGCAGGCAAGTAACGTCGGGGTGGAATGTAATCCGGCACCTTCGGCGAGAAAAGGATGGGGTGAGAGCACTGGATCTTCTGCACACCAGCAATACGGTACTTCGGCAACGCGAAGGATGAACAGACGGTAATTTGTTCAGGGCGAGATGCCTTCAGCCTTTGGACCCGCTCGGGGGTCATAGCATGGATACATAGGCATGGGAGCGTCGTCGGCGGCGTAGAGGCTTCCGACTCCTCAACAGGGCACTTGGAGCGTATACTACTCATGCTTTCGCCCAGAATGTACAAGCAGACCTGTTCATTAGCTTCCGTTTCCTTCGGCCACATAGCATTGATTTCTGCTATGTCCTTCGCTGCTTGGTGGAACTTTGTGCCCTCCAGGTAGGAGAAAGTCTTACCATCGACTGTGCTGTATCCTTTCCTACCTGCCAAGGAGCTTTTTGGATGAACCCTAACCAGTTCCGCATCCGGTTCTTCGCTAGCATCATCAGAAATACAGATCTCTTCTGCGGCTTCCCTCCTTGCGATTACTTCCTTTAATGTCATCTCCCATTTCTTATCCCTACAATAGATGGCCACATCGGCATCTGTAGTGTCCATTGCTGTCAAAAGGTGATTCACCGACTGCATGAGCCGGTCCTTGCCTCCTGCAAATATGCCTGTCGAAAGCAAAGGTATGGCTACAGACCGGTAGTTATTGTCATTAACCAGTTTAGCAATTGATTCATACGCTTCGGCCAGCTGTCTGTCTCCCTCGACCTCTGCAACCTTATTGAAATTGGGCCCGACGGCGTGGATGATGTGCTTCGCCCCGTTTTTAACAAGTCGTGCCTTGCCGACCTCTATGGCTTGCAGATCGAAGCTCTCCGGGAATTTCTTATAGAGGGCCCCGCAAACCCCTCCTCCTGGTTGCCCCCTACTATTAGCAGCATTAACTATAACAGTTTCTGACGCGGTAGCGATATCACCTCGCACCACGTGGTAGGAAGGTGCACTGCCGGCTTCATGCAGTCCCGATCCTGTGTATATGTTAGTCAATGTGGTGGACAACTTGTAGGGGTTGTGGGTCCTGTTCCTCCGGTCGTACCCGATAAACACAAAAAGTACCTCTGTCTCTTCTAGAGATACCTTCGGCTTACAAACTCGGGTGAATTTGAACTGTCTGGCAATCGCCCCAATTATATTCTCGCTCGCTCTGTCAGCATACCCGTAGCCAATGCTGACACAGGTGCCGCCCGGTTGGAGATGCAAGCAAGCTTTCTTAGTAAGCATACTCAGCTTGATAGCGTGATCTTCACACTGTTGGTAGTGGTGGTGGATGTAAGGTGTCCTGACATTAACAAACACAAGATCATACTTAGGTACTTCAGCCGGTATGCCAAGATCCAGGCGTGATCTGAAGGTAGCATCTGGATGTTCAGAAAGCCAGTCTACAGTTTTTCCGGGAATGTTCATCTTATCCCCCACCACAAGTACAGTCCTGCCCTTCAGTTTGCTCACGAAGGCTGAATAGTCGCTGGCAGGCTGTTGTGTGTGAACGGTTACCAGAGCGTGAGGCAATCTACGGTTCACTGGCACAGTGTTCACGACCGGGTCATAATCCCGCAGATTTCCTGTGTTCATGTCCAACATCCTTCCAGCCGCCGTCGCCTTTGGCAACTGAGGGTAACGCTTCACTAGCTGCCTCACCACTTCACTGTTTAGTCCGTACATGTTGGGAGACGGTGAATTGTCCCAGTGATTGTTACGGATGGCTAGGGGTACCGTCGGGGCAGAAAACAACCCTGAATCTAAATCAAGTCCGAAAAACCTTGTGCACAACTGGTTCAATACAATTTCGGCTGAGTGTGCCTTGTCCTCTTTGAAATACGGTACCGTGTTCCACTGCTCTGCAGTCATGTTAATTCCGGCCGTGCGTAATATCGGGACCAGTGCTTTGGCCCAGCACACGTTGGCCTTGTTTTGGAACACGTTAATAGGATCCGGCTTCTCCATTATGTGCTTCATAATGGCGTCGTGTTCTTGTTGCCATTCTTCCAGGGTGGCTGAAAAGTTTCCTGGGTACCTTGCTGTTAATGTTTTCACCCAGGGATCACCGGCCAAGGTTTTCCACACTATCCTGTCTTCCGTCCTTGTCAGCAATACATTCACGTGCTCGGAGTTGGAAGCGTACAGTGGATTTTCATTGACTTTATATCGCACTGCATAGACACCTTTACGGGTTAACCCCTGAGATGCGGCTGCAGTCATCACTTCATTGCCTTTGTAATCAATTTGCAGCTGTTTCACCCACCCCCTGAAGCAGGTTAAAATCAAATCATCCTTTTTTGGCTTAGTACTACCGGTGGTGTCTATCTCTATCTTCGTATTCCGTGTGTTGGTCGTTCTCATTCTTTTGTCATAAAACAGGGTGGAGACAATGGAGGTGACGGCCGGAGTACACCGTCTAGAAATACTCTTATGGAACACTTGGGTGCACAGTTCGTGATTGAAATGCACCTTAAGACACATCATGTTGAAGAAACCGCACTGTTTAGGGTCACCACAAAGCACAGTCTTCTTAGGTTTGACAATGGCAATTAGTGCACGCAGTGTCCCTGTGTGACAAGCGAACGCTTCGTCCACATAGAGCGTGTCCACCAGATATTTACAACCGTTTAGCAACACGGAATCCACAGTTCGGGCTGTAACGTCCAGCCCCCTCATACGTTTAACATCCCGGATGATTTCTGCGCAATTTTCCTTCTTTGCGCTGACCACCAGGTCCCTTTTTGTCACAGCGCTTTTGATAATGCCTGATTTTCCGGATCCTGGGACCCCGTACACTCCAATAGTGGGTACCTGGTACGGTGCTGCTGGTCTGGTCTTTAGGCTCTCGTAGGCGAACTCGTGGAATGGCGGTTCAATCAGCTCACCCGTTAGGCCCAACCCGGAGACTTGCTCCTTCTTGACACATTGTTTTTTGTCTATGTCATACAGATATTCACCGTCGTATTCTGACGGTTTCACTACCTTGTAGTACTCCTCGTCCGTATTCAGAGCGCCTCCGTGCACAGCGATGTGGTGCAAGTACCTGTTCACAAACTCTCTTTCGTTGTAGACAATGGTGGCACTTTCACTCATGGCCTGAAAATCCGTCACGGGTATGGCGTGCCCTTCAGGAACCACTACTTTACCATGGTAAGGTTCTACGGCGTATCGCCCTTTCCGGCCAGAGTGCGTCACTACAACCACTTGTTCGGCCAATGGATGAATGCAGCTTAATTTTTCGCTCTTTAACACTGCTTGAGGTGACAGTACAGCGTAAGATCCGATCTTCTCCTCACCTTTGTAACTAGTCACCTTAATAAGACCCCGAGGTGTTTCCACCGAACCGGCTCCGGCTTCCTGTAGCATCAGGTCGACTTCGGCTTCCAGGGCCGGCTCCTCTACATCGGGTGCTAGAGGAGGGAGCGCAGCCCTCAGCTCTTCAGCCTCTCTCACCTCGCGTGCTTCGTCGGCGGCTGCTTTGGCTTCGTGAACATCTTCGGCTGTGATGATAGGTGTCGGGTTCTTTTTGTCCTCCATCAGTTTACGAATCCTGTCTCTCAGACCTATGTCCAGCGACGTGCTTCCAATGCGTGGTAACACGAACGAATGGAAGTCGCTTTGCACCTTAATAATGGTCTGAGTGTCGGGCTTCTTGTACACAGATGTGACTTTGTGTTTTTTGAAAGCCCAGCAGCAACCCATCACCAATTGGCGATCTCTCAGCCCTAGGGGTCTTTCATCTTCCTGGTCTTCCTTATACTCCTTAGCCCATCGCGCAAACGCCTGCGCTACAACTGGGAGCAAATAATTTTTCATAGTATTAGTATTCCTTTGCGTACGGCCGTTCACGACTATCCTCTGGTTGAGCCCAACCAACAGCTTCTGAGCGTCATCTGCGCTAACGTCAGTCGCTAGGATACCTGTCATCTGGTCGCACAAAGTTGCTGGCACGTAAGTGCACACGGGGAAAGAGACCCTCTCACCGTTAAGCGTGTCCGTCACCTTGCAACACAAGAAACCCTCGCGGTGCATGGTGGATGCGTAGCCTGAAGGTTTCCCATACAGGCCTGGACTAATAGCTATTCTCTTTACGACGTACCCGTCGCAACTAACTATAGTCTCACACCGACATGTGTAGTTGTTTTTTCCACGCAGGTGGAACACGGACGGTAGGTGCCAGCTCTTTAATAAATCACGCTTCTCGTGGTAGATAGTAGAACCAACCGAGAAGATGATACTATTGGATGGTTTCAAATACTTTTTCCTCATAATGGACAGACCCCTCCTCGACCGCTCCATGACGTCTGAACTGCACAGCCCGATATTACGAGCCGTCAGCACCACTTCGTCTGACCAGTTGGTGGAGTATGAGGGATAGGCTCCCGCAAGGTTCTTGAACATAAACGGGGTTGTGTCAAAGCCTACCCAGTATGCGACTCTGACTCCTTTGTTTGCCTGATGATATAGGCTAGTAGGGCCGTCCACTGCATACACATCTTGATAGATGGCCACTTGTCCCTCGAATCGGCAGGATTCGTCGTCGTGAAGACACATCGAATCTCGTTCCAAATTCGGGTCTGACATGACTGCTGCCAGGTCTTCCATCTTCTTCTCTAAGTTCTTATCTGTAATCTCCTTACAATTCCTCTTCAACTTAGACGCGTACTTGAACAATCTGTCCGGGTCTTCGGCGCACTTCATTGGACAGATACAATGATATTTGTGTTTAGAATACATTCTACGGGCAGGTGCACTGCCTATGTCTAGGATCGTATCGGATGGGTCTACCTCCGTTTCGATCAACTTAGAAGCTAGATGCGAAAAGGCTCTAGCATTAGCATGGTCGTTATCGGTGACCTGCTTGGCTTCTACCTCAAACTGCGGGAAGCTCCGTTGTAAAGCTCTGAGGAAGGGGCTATCCTCCTCGATGTCAACGTGAACTTTCTCCATATTTGGGTAGTATGATTTGGTATTGGGCTAATCTCTCATGCGCCGCCCAT